CGGAGACAGGCAACGTCGAGGACGTAAGCTACCGCACAGGCAACCAGCAGGAATGGCACGCGCTTTGTCCAGAGTGCAAGCAACCGCATCCGATTATCTTCGATCAGCCTCCGCTGGTGAAGGACGGTCGGCGAGGTGGCGTGGTCTGGGATCGCACCGCGCAGCGCGATGACGAAACTTGGGATGTCAAAAAGGCGGCAGACTCGGCTAGGTTCCGTTGCATCAACTGCGGTCACGAACAGCCGGATACGGACATGACAAGAGCGCACTGGCGTAATACAGGTCATTACATTTCGCAGCGTAAGGACGCACCGAAGGAGGTCGTGAGCTTTAGGATCGAGGCGCTGGTCACGCGACCAATGCAGTTTCTGGTCGAGGAGTTCTGCGAGGCCGAAAACAATTACCTTCGCAACGGTGACGAGCGTATGAAGATTGAATTTAGAACCAAGCGCGAGGCGCGTCCGTGGATTGTTGAGCGCAAGGCGGTGAACATCCTGATCAAGTCAAGTGGCTACAAGGTCGAGGATTACGCGCAGGGTCAGCCGGTCGAGAATGAGACGATCCGCTTCATGGCAATCGACCGTCAGCAGGATCACTGGTGGGCTGAGATCGGGGCGTTCAGTTCGTCAACTGGGCCGCGCTACCGGCAACTATATTTCGGTCGGGTCGAGACTCGCGATCAACTGCGTGCTTTGCAAATACGATACAAGGTCGCGGATGCTTGCACGACGCAAGATCGTGGCTATCGACCGGCAGAGGTTGACCGCGATTGCGCTGAGTTCGGCTGGCGCGGGATGCGTGGTCACGGTCGCAAGACTTGGACGATGCGCGATGAGAACAGCGGGACGCTGATTAACTTCCCGCACTCCGAGCCACGCATCAGCGACTATCGAGGCGGTGACGTTTACTACTATGACTGGTCGGGCGATTATTTTAAGGACGTTTTACAGATCGCGCTGGAAGGAAAAGGCGACCTGCGCTGGGAATTGCCGGACGATGTGAACGCGCTTTACCTAGAACACTTGCGCGGCGAGTCGAAGATTGAGATTAGGACAGGCGTGTTTGAATGGCGTGAGGTAAAAAGCAACGCACCTAATCATGGACTTGATACTTCTGGAATGATGCTTTGTATGGCAACAATCGCTGGTATTATTAGATTTACGCCGAGCAAATCCCAATATGAATGAAAAGCAAAAGCAGGGTCACACTAGAGAGGACGGCATGGTGTTCTGGTGTTATCAAAAAAAGATTGACTACGAATACTGGGTTTCAGCCGAGAAATTTGCAGAAATGCGAAAATTAAAGAACGATAGACTTAAGGCGTGGAGGGCAAAAAACAAAGACGCAATGAAGGTTTGGAGAAAAAACGATAGAGATAAAAATCTATTAAAAAGACGCGAACAAAGCCTTTCATGGCTCAAAAAGAATCCTATGAAAGCGGCTGAAAATATTAGGCGTTGGAAAGCTGCAAACAGGGATAAATGCACAGCAGTCGAAGAACTTAGGAGAGCCAGACAAATGAAAGCAGTTCCGACCGACTCATGGCGATCGGTCGTTGATGGTTTTTACAAGATTGCAAATCGAGTAAGTTATTGCACCGGCATCAGACACGCGGTCGATCACATCGTTCCTTTAGCTGCCGGAGGCTCTCATTGTCATCGCAATTTGCAGGTTTTGCCATTTTCACTTAATAGCAGGAAAGGAGCTAAAATTGATTTCAAATTGCCGGACTGCTATCGCAAGGATGGTCGTTTTACACCATCAACAGTATCTGTCTAATTTGACACGCCGTGCGTTATTGCATGGCACTCGACAATCCTTTCATCGGTATTGAGCAAGCGACTTTGCTCGCGTTAAAAACCAAAGTGGTCTCCGCAATCGAGGCTTGCTTGCTCAATCAGAGCTACTCGCTGAACGGTAAAAGCGTGTCGCGTGCCGACTTAGGTCGCCTCAATGAAATGTTAGGTCAGTTGCAGGGCGCTATTGACGAAGGCAACGGAAGCACCGATACAGTTACCTTCGCGAGCTTTAACGGTCTATAAAACATGGAAAACTTCGACGCTTCAAAAGTCCTGCAAAATCGTCCTTGGATTGAGCGTGCGCTGGATAATGTCGCGCCGCAATGGTCGTTGAAGCGTTTGGAGGCTCGCGTGAGCAAGGCGTTGTTTGAATATAACGCATCGCAAAGCTCGCGAATATACCAGCCCAAAACGATGGGCTTGCCTTCTGAGTCGAGCCAGACGCAGCGCAGTCGAATCGTCATGATGTGGGAAGCTCGCGATCTGGTCGAGAATCTGCCGGAGGCGCGGGAGGTCAGTCGCAAGTTTGGCAACTATTTAACGCCGCACGAGTATTCTCCGGCGACAGGTGACCGTGCTTACAACGCAACGATCAGCGAATACTTCCACGCTTGGTGCAAACGCGCTGATGTAACTGGTCGGCATTCGTTTAAGAAGCTCGTGCAGCTTGCAGCCGAAGAGCGACCAGTTGACGGCGATTGCGGATTCGTGATCCGGCGCGTAGGCGAGGAACTCAAGTTGCAACTCGTGCCAAGCACGCGCATTGGCAATCCAAACAATTCTGGACTTGATGCAGAAAACTATACCCAAGGAATTATCACAAATGAATATGGTCAACCGATTGCTTACCGCATTTTTAGAGTCGATAAAAACGGCGTTTACTTCGGCGCGGAAGATATTCCAGCGGCGCAGTTTTGCCATTACTTCGACCCTTTCCGAGTCGATCAGTATCGTGGAGTCACCGATTTCCACGCGGCCATCAGGACGGCGCGTAGCCTCTACGAAATCCTCGAAGCCGAAAAAGCGGGTGTCCGTTTCGCTTCGCAGCAAGCTGCTTTAATTTTCACAGATCGCGGCACGGCAAATCCTCGCAACTTATTTCAACCTACCCCCGCAAACACGCTGCCAAGTGGACAGCAGCAGAAGAATGAACTTAGCGAGGTCGGCACGATCCGTTATTTCGGTAACGCGGATAAGATCGAGGTCATGCCGTCGAGACCTTCGCAAGCGTTCGCTGGCTTTGTTCAGCACTTGATGCACGAGATCGCTCTCGGTGTCGGCGTGCCGGAAGGCGTTTTATTCGGAACGCAAGACTACAAAGGCCCAAGCGTTCGCGCAGAATTTGCGGCAGCGGATCGCGTGTTCACGCGGCATCAAGGCGTGCTAGTCGATAAGGTTCTTGATCCAATCAAGGACGCGGTGATTCTGGACGCGATTGCACGCAACGAGATCGCGCCACCGAAGTTGCTGGCTGGCGAGACTATGGTGCAAGCCTTGCGCCGCGCAACGATGGGCGAGTGGCGTTTCCCTGCAAAGCTCTCGATCGATGTCGGTCGCGAGTCTGCGGCGAACATGAACGAGAACCGGCAAGGCGCGAAGTCGCTGCAAGAGATCGCGGCTGAAGAAGGCACGGATGCTTTTGCGCGGCTTGAGCAGATCGCAATCGAGGCGAGCTTCGTTAAAGAACTTTCTACGAAATACGAAGTGCCGGAGACTTCGATCCGGCTTGTTACCAACTCACTGCCATCGACTCCGGCAGCGGCAGCGGCAGCGGGTGAGAACGTCGGTGCGGCAGCGGCAGACGCGCAGAACGCAAGCGCACAACAGAGTGAAAAACCAGTCGAGGTTACAACCACAGATACACCGGCTGAGTTACCGTTGCAGCCGTTTGAATCAGAACACGTCACGATAAACTTTGCCGACGGCACTTACATTCCGACAAACGCGATCGCAGAGAACGCAAGGCAAGCACTCAAGGTGCGTGATACTAAGCCAGCATCACAACGCGGCATGACCTCGGTCGGCTTGGCTCGCGCTCGCGATCTGATGAATAAGCGCCCTCAGTCCGAGGACACAGTGCGGCGCATGAAAGCGTTTTTTGACCGGCACGAGGCCGACAAGCAGGGCGAGACGTGGGACGAAAAAGGCAAGGGCTGGCAAGCGTGGAACGGCTGGGGTGGCGATGAAGGTTACGTCTGGGCGACCTCAATCGTAGAGCGATTGAACAAGCAAGCCGACGCGCAGAAAATCAATGCGGCATCCGCAGAGGTGCGTCAGACGTTCGCGGCAATCACACCACCAGCACCAGAGGAGTGGCTGGACGCCGTGCAGAATTATCGCAGCAAGCAAAATCTGCGAGTCGATGAAATCAAGGCTAGCATCATTGGTGAAAAATCAATCATCGAACTTACCAAAATAACATGATCCACACGCAGACTCAAATCGACAACCTAATCGAGCTGGCAATCATCCAGCGCGTTGAACTACGCAAACTCGTTGAGTCGTTGCCGGAGCTTCGCACGCATCTCTCGGTCGAGATCGAGCGTAATCTGAATGAGATCGAGCCAGCGATGCGCGAGGAGTTGCAGGCTTATTTACTGACCGCATCACAGAGCGAACACGCCATCCTAGGCAACTCGCTCAAGCAAAAGATTGCGGAACTTGCAGTCAGTTTAGAGGACACGACCGCGCAAAAGTATTCGGTGTTGATGAATGAGCGTGCGGAGAATGATCGACTGCTGATCAAGGCAGAGGCACGGATCGCAGAGGCTGCGATTGCTTTACCTTCAGCGGTCAAAGAGATCGTCCTCGATGAGCTTTCGCGTTTCCCGCGAGCGAATCAAATCGATCAACTGCGAAAAGAATTTGCGGAGCCAGCGAGCTTGAATCCTCGCGGCAAGTGGCAGATCGGCGAGACGTATAACAAGCTCGATCTCGTGTCGATTAACGGCAACAGCTTCATCGCAAACGAGACGACCACGGAAAAGCCGACGATGAACTCGACGGCGTGGACGCTCAACTCGTCGAAGGGTGGTGTCGGTGCTGGCATCACTTCGATCACGGAACTTACTGGAACTCCAAGCAATGGAGAAACTCTGATCGGTAACGGTCAAGATTACGTCAAGTCGACGCTGACTGCCGGTAACGGTATATCCATCACGAATGGTGCTGGCTCGATTACGGTTACGGCAACTGGCGGCGTAAACTTTCAAGGCTCTTGGAACGCATCGACAAACACACCGACACTCACATCGAGCGTCGGCACGACTGGCTTTTTCTATAT